ATCGGACCAGCTTGTCTAGGTCTGGGGCTACTGAGGGTGATGAGCGTGTCACTGATACTGGCTTTGCCATGTAGAAGTTCACTGCCAGCTCACAGGCGCCGTCTATCGGCTCCCAGTCTGGGGGCAAAGTCGCGATGACCTCGTTGACTATGGCAGTTCGCCAGGCCTTGTGTTTTTTACTGTTGACCTGGACTATTCGGCCTTGCATTATTGCGTGTGAGCCTTGGCTGGCAGGATCGCCGGTGATGCTAAAGCTTACCTCTGCCATACAGTTCCCATGCTCCCATTATGGCAGCGATGGCGTAGATAAGACCGAAGGCCAGTCCCAGACCACCAAGAACACTAGTGGTGTTGAGCGATAGGTTAAGCAGCACCCCAGCGGTGAGGGCTGGGACTAGCCAACGGAGATTTTTCAAAAGGGGCTTGGCTCGTGGGTCGGCTCGAACAACGACTTTACTACCTGAGCTGGGTCGGCTGGGGTGATGTAAGGGTTGTTGATGCTTACCTTGATTGACTGACCAGGCTCGCCATTGCGGTTTAGCTTTGGAGTACCATCTGAGTTGGTCCAAGCCTCGATCTCGGCTGAGTAAAGCCCTTCAACAGTTAGCTCATCGCCAATGTCATAAGTGGTTGGTGCTTTTAGCCAGACTGTGTATTGCTTCTCAACTGTTTCGCCTGACTTAGCCTTGTAGGACTCTGTAATGCTTAGGCCTTTGCCTTCCCAAAATACCTTGGTGACTGTGCCTTTTACTTTGATACTTGCCATCTCTTTTTTCCTTATCTCTTGTTGTTTTACTTTAGTGGTCACCTAAGACATGATTGGGGTTGGTGCAGTCTGTGTGGCCACAGGATCTAATGCCAGGTAGGACTGGTAGGCCATCAAAGATTGGCACAGTAAGGGTTTCTTTGTCAAACTCGCCTTGCCAAGGGATGCATTTCTCAGAGCCGTACTTGATGACCAAGGCTCGGTGCATCCGGCAGGACTGGCACTTGAGGTCTTTCCTCTTGCGTTTATGGGTGTTGACCTTCCAGGTAGCACCGCATCGGCAACACAGTGCCACATTGTCATCCACGCCATAATCTTAGCCTTCGACAACTCTGGACAGGTGACCCTCGAACTTGAGTCCTACTTCACCTAAGCCACCTTGTCGGTTCTTTGCAACCTTCATAATCATCCAGCTCTTTTGCCACTCGAACTGATCCTCAGCGATTGACTCTCGGTGCAGCAGAATTACTGCATCTGCATCTTGCTCGATGCCACCAGAATCTCTGAGGTCGGCTAGGTCTGGCTTTGAGTCCTTGCGTTGCTCTGGTCCTCGGTTCAGCTGGGCTAATGCGATGACCGGCACTTCGAGATCGCGAGCAAGGTTTTTTAGCCCGATGGAGATGTCGGTAATCATCTCATAACGCTTTCGGCCCTTCTCGGTGTCCTGAACCAAACCAAGGTAGTCAACAACAATCGCTTGGAGCTGGCCGTTAGCTTTGACTCCGTTTGCCATTGCCCTAATCTGCAAAAGGTTCTGTCCTGACTTGTCATGGATGGCGAGCTGATGACTCGTTATCTTTTCCTTAGCTCTTGCAATCTTGTCCCAGTCAATGTCCTTGAGTGTGCCCTTTTCAATGTTGCCAATGTAAACCTCAGCTTCCATCGAGATGATTCGGTTGTAGAGTTCTGACTTGCCCATCTCAAGGCTGTGAAAGCTGACCGGACCTTGCTTCGATAGTTCCCAAGCAATCTGCAACCCAACTATGGTCTTACCGATACCAGGTCGGGCACCGATGATATAAAGAGCACCTGGTCTGAATCCGCCAAGGATGTCGTTGAGGTCTTTCCAAGGGCTGAGTGGATAGTTCTTTGGCTTGTCTATCTCGTCAAGGTAAGGGATAAGTTCATCGCTTACATAGCTCGGTCTGCTCGCTGTGTTGCGATCACTTAGGTTGTCAATCTCTTTCTTGGCTTGATCTATAACTGTTGCCAAGTCCTCGTGCTGGGCTTTCATGTTTATGACTTGTCCGGCATGAGCAAGCTTTCGCCTGGTGACTTCCTCGATGACTCGCTCGGCGTAGTAGCCAACAGATGCAGCAGTCGGTGTTGCTGTGATGCAGTCGTGCAGGTAGCTGGCAAGCTTAGGCAGCATTGCCCCGACTGTGATGACATCTATCGGCTGGCGAGCTTGCTTCATCTCAAGCATTGTTGTGTAGATTTTCTCGTGTCCGAGATCGTCAAAGTCTTTGCCTGTGAGCGTCAGGTCATCGAGTGCCTTGCCGTTTGTTAGCAGGACAGAGCCGATGACTAACTGCTCAAACTCACTCACTTGATTCTGCCAAAGATAGGTTTGCTTGCCGGTGCAGGTTTATCGTTCTCCACTGCTTCGTAGAGTCCTTTGTTGAGCCAGGATGCTGGGTAGGGAATGTAGGTCATGTCCGGTAGCTTACTTTCGGAATACGCTTTGGTGAGGCCAATCATCTCATCAGCGGTTTTCTTTTTTAGCACTTGCTTCCATGCTTTTAGGGCATCAGCTTTGGCTACCTTTTTAGGGTAGAGATTCCAGAATGTATCAAAAGAATCAAGGTCGCTTTTAAGTGATGGTTCTTTGATGGTTAATATTATGTTTTGCGTGCCAACAGGTGTCACCCCTGATTTACCTGAGCTGTCACCCCTGCTTACCCAGTCTGTCACCCCTGACGCTGAATCTGTCACCCCTGAGCCAATCGTTATCCAGTAAAGGTTGGTCTTGTATTGGGTCTTTGTAGGTGCGTTTTGTAGCTCAACTTTTAGCTCACCCAGCTCGACAAGTTCTTGGATGTCACGCTTGACCGAACGCTCTGAGGCGTTTGCGTATCTTGCCAGAGTAGAGATAGAAGGCCAAGCACCATGATCTCCCAGGTGATTAGCAATACCCAACAGGACAAGCTTTGCCCTGCCGGTAGCTCTGGAATTGTTTAGGACTAGGGATACTGCTTCAATGCTCATCTTGCTGCTGCTCTCTCAGCCATCAGCATCATGACAGTTGGGCTAATGACTCTGTTATCGTAGCCCTCTTTGACCAGCATTACCCACTGGCCGTTGTCAAGCCCCATAGCCTGATAATCCATCTCGGCCATAAAGATGTTTCCGCCGTACATTGACAGCACCTCAGCGAGGTTTTTATTTTCCCAGTTAAACATAAAATGTGCCTTTCTCTAATGAGTCGGCACACTATAATTGAGTGATGCCAACACCTGATCTGTTGGTATCGGCCCTTCTGAGTTATCTCAGGGGGGCCTTTTTATTTAGTTATGTTTTTACCTTAGCACCCTAAAAGTATTCGATGTCGTTATTTGGCACCGGTGTCCTATTGAAGTCGTTATCTAACAGCCACCAGCCGTCACCCATGTAAACAGGGGTAAACTCTGGAACCTGGTGTCGCTCTAGCTTCCAGCCGAATAACCTGCCCATCTCGGCAAACCGAGCGTTGGACTCAAGCATAAAGTTGGCAGCACTGCAAAGGACAATGATGTTGCTAGGTCTGTCTAAGGCTCTACTGCCACCCATGCCCCTGTTGGCTCGATGCTGTGGGATAAGCGTGTCATCGGTAGTGCCACAATGACTGCAACACTTGTCGCGATCTATAAACTTTTGGAAGCTTTTTTTATTCATCATCTTCCCAAGGGTCGTATTTTTTAGCAGGTAGATCTAGTCCGGTGCCTCTGTAATCGGCACTAAAGCCAATGATGCTTGTGGTTTCAATGTCACGCGACTCTGGTGCAGCTTCCTGGCAAGTGTGTTTTCTTCTCCACTCTCGGACAAGCTTGACCGGCTCAGGTTCATCGGTCCTGAACTTGGCCCCACATGAGCAGGTTTCGGCAATCACCCAAGTAGGCTACCAGCTAGGCGTGTTTCCACTGTATTTCGACATTTTTGCTGATAACTGCCATCATTGTGGCTTGATCTGACAAGGTTTTTAGCTTGGTTCGGACCCTGTTGTATTCGGCTTTGGCTAGATCAGCCTTTAGCTTTTCCTCTACTGCTTGCAACTTAGCCACAGCTTGCCGGTCTGCCACAGTCCCAGCGTTGTTGATAAAAGCTAAAGACACTGCCTTGTCATAGGCAGCCTCAGCATCTGCCATCTTGCACTCGGCATCGTAGAGTGCGTTAGCTCCCTTGTCCATCTCGCTTGTCAGGCGTTGAAGCTCCTGGACTATGTGGCCTGGTGTAATAATTTCCATCTCTTAGCCTTCTAGCTTTCTCTCTTTGTAATTGCCATAGCTGTGATACAAGGTCAAGTTCACCTCGGTCAAACTGTTGATGCAGACACTCTTGCACTTCGAGTATGGAACTAAGCAGAATCCTTTGAGCCTGATAGTCCATTGGCGATGTCCTTGATCTTGTCTAGCGTTGCTGTGTCAGCCCCACCAGTCTTGGCCTCGCTGTATAGCAAGCGTAAACCATCAAGGTCATTGCCTAATTCTGTTGCCATTGCAAGCCAGTCTT